TTACTTCTTTTACTTACTACTTCTTTTACTTTATAACACTTTTATTATAAAATAGTCTCATTTATAATAAAAATATATACTAAGCGGACTAAGAGTAGTGGATAGCCGGTGAAATATACATTTAAATTAACAATTTTAGTTTAATACTTTATTTTAATACTTTATTTAGGGTTAATACTTATTAAAAGTAATTAAAAAGTTTTTAAGTATTAACCTTAAATAAAGTATAATCTTTTTTATTAATTAACAAAATTTATCTTTTTTGATACCGTTATTTATAAAATAAGTTTTTGCCCAAAGCAAAAGGTTATACGGAAGACGGAGTGGCTTCGCCATAAAGTTGAAACAGACCAAAAACGGCGTTTTTAAAATCAACCTAAAAATATATTAATACAGTACTCGGCGATGCCTTCGCGAGTGTCATCTTTTTGACCAACCGTTTATACATCTTTTAGAAATGCAACATAACGATTAATCAAATTTTTATTTTGAATCAAGTCTTTTGGACCTTTCACTACGCCTGTTTTTTTAAAAAGATCCTTAAATCCATGTAGTTCGGAAACCGTATAATCTCCAATCATTTCTAGTTGTTTATGAAATTCGATATCAGAATTCGTTTGTTTTTGCTTTGAATCATCAATATCTAACAAATTTTCTTTCAAACCATCTTTGTAAATACGATCTTTGATAGATGTCGGTAAACATTTTGACAAATGAGAAATATAATCTTCGGCTTCCTTTAATATATTAAACTGTTTGTATGCTTCGTCAAGTTCTTTAATATCATCACGGGATGTTTCAATTAATGCACTGTCATCAATACGTTTACAACGTGCCAATTCATCGTGTAATTTTACATATTCTTCGTGATATAGTTTCTTGAGTAATGGGGCAATTCCGTTATATACAAGGGTTCGTAAAATGATCGCATTAGCATCTTCTTTTTCTTTGTTTTCTTCATCGGTATACACAAATTTGTTACGTGATCGATCTTTGCAAAGATAAAGAGGATGATCTTTTCCCGTAAGAAAATTTTTAATGGTCATATCAGCTAGATCTTTTTGACTACCAGAAAGTAAGTTATTAATAGTAAAGTTTTTAAACGATTCTTGGACGACTTCAGGTGTCATGTAATTTAAGAGACTACAATAATTATTTACAGAGTTATCTGTATTGTTTGTTGTAATCGTAATGTTATTATTATTTGTAGTATTAGTAGTTGTATGATTATTTTTAAGTTTTTCAAGCTCTTTTTTCATCGTATTCATTTCTTTTGTCATTTTTTTTAATTCACTTTTTTCATCTTCTATTTGTTGTTTTCTTATTTTGCAAATATCTATATGATTTTCTAAACGTTGTTTGGATGAAAGTTCTTTTAAACAGTATTTACATTCAAAAAGTTGTTTTTCAGGTACTTCTCCTGTTCGAATAAATATACATTCTTTTGAAGTTTTTTGATGTCTATTTAAAATAAATTTTTGTTTAAATTCTTTATTACAAAACTCACATATATATGTTTCTGTTTCCATCTTTATTATAAATTATATTTTTAAATATAATTATACAAACTTTTTTAAACTTTTACATAAGTTTATTTTTATGTAGAAACCTTTATTTCAGACTATTCTAAATGTAATATGTATTATTTTAAAGTATACACCTTAATCAAACAAATATATTATAAAAGTATTTTTTATATATAAATGTGTGTGTGTGCCATATAATATCAATTATAATAAAAAGTTATAAAAATAAAATATTACAAAAGTTATAAAAACAAAATATTACAAAGTTATAAAATAAAATTACATAAAAGCTTTTTCTTAATTAAAAAATATTATACATTTTTCTATAACAGATGTGAATAAAGAAATATCTTTATCAATTGGTAAAATAAATCTATCACAATTTGCTTGTTCTCTGTAGTTTTCCAATTTCGTTAAAACCATTATTTCTACTGCTTTCATTTCTTCTTCTGAATTACATTCTTTATAATATATAACTTCATGTTCTGCTGTTTTATTATATGTACTTAAACGATTTTTCAACTCTTTTGCTTTACCAATAATATAAATTCGTTTTTTCTTGTTATATTCTGTTGTTATAACATAAACTACATTTTTTTCAGGGTAATTTTTTCTTCTTTGTTTTTTTAGATATAAATTTTCAAGTAATTGTATTTTTTCTTTACTTAGTTTAAGTTGTAAATCTTTCTCTTTTAATGTTTGAATTATATTTTCTTTATCTACTAAAGGTATTATAGTTTCTTCAAATTTTTCGTTTTGTGATTTTAAATCTTCAATAATTTTATTTTTATTCATAATAAGTTCCATTAATTGATTATTTATCGTTTCTTTTTCTATTTTTTTTATGTTTTGTGACTGTTTCTTTTCATCTTCAATTTGCTTTTTTCGTATTTTACAAATATCAATATGACATTGTAATCTATATTTTGTTGATAATTCTTTTACACAAAAATCACATTTAAATATTTTAGTTTTTATTACCTTATCAGGTTCTTTTTCTAATTGTATTTTAATGCATTGTTTAGAAGTTTTTTGATGTTTTATTAAAGTTGATTTATCATAAAAATTTTTTATGCAATATAAACATGAATGAGACATATATTATTTAATATATTTTATTATATAATTTATCCATTTAAATAGAATATAATTTTTTTTACAAAAGGTTAACATTTTTTTAGAAAAAGGTGTATATTTTTACAAAAGGTTACAAATATTACTACTATAAACCCCTTCTATTCACTATGTTTTATTATGAATAATATGGATATATTTTAAACTGTGTTAAGGCTAAAAAACAGATAGGTAATTTATTATTTATACTAGTTTTTAGGTGATTATTTCGACATGTTAACCACTATTTTTTAATATTTCAAGACTAAAAACAATGAACGAGGACCCTCTTGGGAGGGAATAGTCAGCGAGCTTTTTGTAAAAATGTCGTGAAAAAGATATTTAGTCTATTTAAAACATGCAAAAATAAAATAAAAGATGGAGATTGTGATTGTGATTGCATTGTTTATTTTTTCGTTTCTTTACGCTATAGTTAAAAAGTATGAAATTGATTCTGAATATCAACATGAGTTTGAAACTATTTTAATTTATGAAAGTAATGAAAGTAATGAAAGTAATGAAAGTAATGAAAGTAATAAAAGTAATAAAAATAAAAACGAAGAAAACGAGAACAAAGACAAAATCGAAAACGAAGAGAAAATCGAGAACAAAGACAAAATCGAAAATGATATCGAAAACGAGATTGAAAACGAAAACGAAATCGAAGAAAATCATCCTGATCTAGTTATTGAAAAAACGTTACGAGATCGTATTAATCATCTTGATAAAATTATCAAAGATCGTCTCAAAAAAATGGAAAAACTTAAAAATATTGAAAAGATCGTTTATATTCTAGAACAGTTAGACGATGAAGATAAACTTCTAGAACGAGTGTCTATCGTTGAACAAAAAGTCGAAAAGTTATTTATTAATGATCACACATTTGGTGTAGAACATTATAATGAGTTTGTAAAATGTATGTACAACGACGTTAAAAAAATGACATTTTGCAAAAAACATGAAAATATTATGAAAAAATTAGATAAAATGTGGGTGAATATGAGCGATATTGACAAAATGATCTATACATAGCCTAGTATATTTATAATAATCTTTTGTTATAAATAAATCTAATTCATAATCCGTTGTGAGGGGGCGGGACCCCTCTGAGAAGACGTTGTAACGGTGGGGCTACATATTCTCCGTTTTTTCGGTGAATATATGGGCAATAAACGCCATTTTTGTCAATGTTATTGTCATGTCCATAATAACGATAACATTGTTTATTGGAATGAAAACATAATGCATCTTCGTATCCTTTTTCATCAGGATGTAAATGTTTACAATCATTATATAAACATAATTTACCGTGAAAACACTTGTAAGAATTTGTATAACTATTTGCGTAATCATTTGTGTAATTATTTGTAAAAGAATTTGTGTAACTATTTGTGTAACTATTTGTGTAACTATTTGTGTAACTATTTGTGTACGTGTAAGAATTATCAGAAATTTTATTAGAAATTAGTAATTCAATTTCTTGTTCAATTTCTTTTTCGATCTGCTCTTGTCTCTTTTCTATTATTTTTAAATCTTGTTTCATATTATCAATCATGATTTGTATTTGGTCTTTTAAATCTTCGAATAAAGGAATAACTTCCTTGTACATTTTATAATTTTCCCAAAGTGTATTCATTTTTTATACATTTTTATCTTTAAAACCGCTTTTTGAAAAAAGTTGTACCAAAAACATCTTTATTAACATCTTTATTAACATCTTGATTATTATTTTGGGTTGATTTGAAATAAAAATAGTTGCTATATAGTGATTTTGGTCAAGTTGTGACGTAAATTACAAGTATTTTTCTTCATCGAATCGAAACCACGTGATTTTTTTGTATAGCTTTAGACATAGCTTTAAACATTTTGACACTTTTTTGTCATAAAATCTCTCATAAAATCTTTCTTAAAAATATTAATTTATGGTTGGTGATATGTTGTGTGATTAAAAAAGGTTTTTTTCCTTTTTTAATTTTATGTTTTGTAATTTTTTTATTCTTCTTTGTATACTTTTCCTTTACACATTTTTATTTGCTTTGTGTATTTCTTTGTATTTTTCTTTGTGTATTGCTTTGTATTTTTCTTTGTGTATTGCTTTGTATTTTTCTTTGTATTTTTAAAGACGTTTTCTGGCAGTAATGATCAATTCTTCTGCCATGTCATGGTCAACATCTTTTACCAAGTTGACACTGAAATATCCACGAGGGCACAAAGAAGAAAATTGTTTTTTCAATCGCGTCTGAAAATCCTTGTTGTTGTACAATGAATACTTTGTAAACATGTACCCATCAACATTCACGTTTTCTTTTGTGTCAAGATGACCAATGAAAAACTTCTTTGAAGGAGTAACATAGGCCATCTCGTCATCAACCCGGTCAAGAATTGTTTGCCCACCACATGCAGAAAGACAATCAGACACCAATTTCTTGATGGCAGTTTCCATCGCATTTGATTGGTTTTCGATTTCTTCACTTTCGAAATCATCCACATGATCTACTAGTATTAGATCATCTTCATCTGGGACTTCGTGTGAAACCTCCTCTTGTGAAACCTCTTGTGAAACCGGCAAATCAACCAAAGGAGTCAAGATTGTCTTGTACATGTCATTTACAATTGAAGGTGAAACGGTAGTAGAAATAGGAGAAGTTGTTTGCGAATCGTTTTTGGATGGAACCAACGGAGTCAAAACAGAATCGTATTCGTTTGGTAATGTCATCGGAGAAACAGAAGGAGTTGAAGACGGAGAAACAGATGGAGTGTCGTTGAAAATACCAGCCTCCATCAATACATTGATGGCTTCTTCCAAACGATCGTCAAAAGACTTTTTATCAGAGAGAAGTTCTTCCAATTCGTTGAGCGTCAGTTCAATCAACATGCCAGTGATTCGGGAAACGAGTTGAGGATACTTTTGGTAGACCAAAGGATACAACTTGTCACCGTATTGTTGCTTCTTTTCCTCTTCGGTGAATTCGTACTTTTCGTCAATTTGGTCATGGAGTTGGTCATGGAGTTGGTCATGGAGTTTTTCCTTCAAAATCACATCAACCTCTTTTTCAAAATCTTTTTTATCTTTTTCTTGCACATCGTGCAGAAAGGTGCAAAAGTCACCCTTCTTGCAACCAGCAGGCGTCGTAAAGTACGCGCATTTTTGCATTTTGAATGGTTTTGGAATGTTTTTTTCATTTTTCACATGCGAAAAAGGGCACAAATCACCCTTCCAACAGCCATTGGGGGTGTTGAAGAAAGCGCATTGAGATTTTTCGTGAATGAATTTGCAATCAGGATTGGTGCATCCTTTTGCGGTGTTGAAAAAACCACATTGTTGAGTGAAATATTTCTTCGTAGCGTCTTTCGGAGAGTTCTTCAGAGTGTCTTTCGCAACTTCCTTCGCCATCGCTTTTGCAATAGCTTCACGCTTTTCACGTTCAATAATATGAGGAGCTTTTTGAATAGCAAGCTTGGCACATGTCGCGTAAATAGTAGCCATTTCTTTTTTGTTCTCTTTTTTTCCTCTTTGTTTTTCTTTATAAAAAATCAATTTTATAGAGGACATTTTTTCTCAAAAAATATACAAGAAAGAATATACAATAAAATTATACAAAAAAATACACAAGAAAAAATATACTTGAAATTATACTTAATATATTTGTGTGTATTTTTGTTATTTTTTTATAGTAGTGTTATAATTTTATAAGAGTTTCCTCTATAAAATTTTATAGTTAATCTTTACGTGTCTTTAGTTAGTTAATTTTTAATTTAATTGTTTTTAATTGTTGTGTTTACTTCTTCTTGGAGTCAGTAGTCTTGGACTTCTTCTCAGTCTTTGGAGGGGGAGCCGGAATAGGGGGAGCCGGAATAGACTCGTCGAGTTCTTGCACAACCTTCTTGGTAGGTTTCTTCTCATCGACTTTCTTGTCATCAACCTTCTTCTTGTCATCAACCTTCTTATTGTCATCGACTTTCTTGGGTTCGGGCGCCTTGACTTCATTTTCCTTGTATTCAGCTTTTTCTTGAGCACTCATTTTCTTCCAAGCTGCAATAATTTCAGTCGAAGTCATCTTGGTTTCAGCCTTCATTTTCTTGGTAAAAATATTG